AGATCGAATTGGCTATTGGAAATTTGAAAGATGGTGATTACACCATTCTTATTATGGACGATACCAAAAACAAATCTCTACCACAATTGAAGTATCTATTTGGTGTAGTACTGAAGACAATTTCAGAACAATTGCCTACACACCCGCCAGTAGATGCCCTATACAGATATTTTGAGGAAATTTATGCTCCGATTCATGTCTGTGATCTTCCCGGAGGTGAAAAGTATGAATACTTTAACCTCAAAAATGAAAAAGCAAGTGAGATGAATGAAGTTATTGAGAGAATCATTCATCATGTAAACACTGAATGGGGTATTAAGGTTATGTTGAAAGATAAAACCAAAATGCCAGAAGCAAAAGAACTTTGGGCTGGAGCTTATACCGAACAGTGGAATCTTCCCCTCTCTAAATTAAACAAATAATTTTCATTTTATGGAAGAGATGATTAAAAATCCGTATGCCCTCTTTGCGGAGAATCAAGAAACTTATGAAGAGGCGGTAAAAAAAAGTACCGATGAGAGCCAATCATTTCAACGTACCAAACATTTCCGTATGGATTCCGCAGGAACTTATACTGTGCGTATCCTTCCCTTGGCACCAGCCGAGCAACCAGACGGTTCTTACAAATTAGAACGTAAGGGGTACGAATATCCGGTCAAAACACAGGTGTTGAAACTGGACAACCCACGTCCAACAGGAAAAAAAGACAAACAGTTCTTTGTAAATATCTGTCATTCCAGCTATGCCGGATTATCTGTAGACCTAATTGACACTTATCTTCAAGTTGCTGAAAATAAGTATGGCAGTGATGAAAAATTGATGAAAAAGATTAAAGGTTCAGGCTTTGATGGTGGTCTAAAATGGAACTCTCAACGTGCCATGTATATTTTAGATTTGGACAACCGTGAAGAAGGTATTCATTTACTTATCCTGTCTTATTCACAATACAAAGATTTGGAGGATCGCAAACTGGCTATATGGAAGAAGCTTCTGGAAAAGAATCCTAAATGTTTGTGCCCTATCTCTTCTTTGGAAGATGCTTTCCCGGTAGAAATTACTCGTAAAGAGGAAAACAAGAAAACCACTTACACATTCAACATTGATACAATTTCCGGTGCCGAACCTCTATCTGAAGAGGAAGTCAGTTCGTTGTTGGAAACACAGCGTATCCCGGCAGCTATTTACCGTTACTCACGTTTCCACATGGAGGCTACCATTGAGTTCTTGAAGCAATACGATGCTAAAATGGAAATGGATGTGATGAGCAGCAAAGAGATCACAGAAGCTATTGAAAAGATTAAAATGGAGCTTCATCCTGATGATAAATCCCATTTCTCTTTTGACAAAAAAGAACGTAACAGCGGTGATAATGAGGAACCATCAGACAACGAATTGGATTCATTGTGGAACCTCTGGGAAAAACTAAATGAACGCGGTATTGGTGATAAGAGCGAAGAAGGGCAAGACTTACGTGATGCAATTCGCGAATATATTGATGCCAATGAGCTAAATGTCCGTGTCACTCGTGGAAAAACAAATGAAGATTTGCTGAATGACATTGAAGACGCGTTGGAAGTTGCTAAAGATGGCAGCAACAACGAAGATGACAATACACAAAACGACACCAAACCGGAAGACACGCCTTTAGAGCCAGAACCGGAAGAGGAACCAGAACCAACCCCCGCTCCTACTCATACTGTTCGTAGACGTGGTGAACATAATGACGACACCAATGAACCGGCTGCAAACCCAGTCCGTGAACGCAGAGCCGCACGTCCTGAACGTAGAAGAAGATAATTCATTTTTGTATTAGCATTATAGGGGCATATCTAACTAATATTAATATGTCCCTATTTAAATTGAATCACAATGAGCAAGAAAATACCAAGTGCCTTATTGTTGAATGATATACATGTATCAAAAGACAATATTCCAGAATTTCAAAAAAACTGGGACGAGGCTTTATATATATGCGATCAATATGGGATTGAAGATATGATAATTGGTGGAGATTTGTGGTTATCACGCTCTTCTCAAACACTTAGCACACTCATGGCTGTTCGCCAAGCTATCATAAAAGCCACTAAAGCCGGAATAAGCATTACCGTTGCCGAAGGAAATCATTGTAAAGTTGACCAGGAATCAGTTCTAGGGTATAGTCATTTGTTTAGTGAATACCCCCATGTCTATGTTGTTGATGACTATTCGATTATTAATATTAGCAACGATGTAGAACTATATATAATGAGCTATTTTCCAGAAAACGGAAGTTTCGTAGAACGGCTGAAAAAAATGGTAAAGGCGGAATTGAACGCGTCTGTACATAATATCCTATATATTCACGAAGGAATAAACGGGGCACTTAGCACGCCTAATGAAAAAGAACTGCCCACGAACATTTTCAGTGATTTTGATACAGTTCTTGTAGGACATTATCACAATCGTTGTATTATCAAAGGTACCAACATTGAATACATAGGTTCTTCCAGGCAACATAATTTTGGCGAAGATGAAGAAAAGGGCTATACCATTATATATGATGATGGTAGCCATGAATTCATAAAGAACCAAGTTAATATTCGCTACAAAGTTTTGGACATAAAAGCTAGTCAAATCAATTCAAAACTAATTGATAAGCTGGATGATATGAAAGCGGATGGAAGATACAAGATTAAAACAAGAATCAGTTGTACAAGCCAAGAAGCTCCAAATATTGATAAACAAAAACTTCTGGAAGCGGGATCTTCAAAAGTGGAAATTGTTACTGAAGACGTAGAAATTACAGAAACAACAGCCCACTCTTTAGATAAAAAATTCGACAAATCTGGTATTAAACAAGAATATACTAGTTTTTGTGCTAACAAAGGAATCATAAATATAGAAATGGGGTTGCAATACCTCGATAAAATCAGTTAGTATGTGGACATTAAGACAAGTTTACGCAAAAAACCTATGCGCCTTTAAGCAATTGGATTATACATTGTTGCAAAAACATACAACGCTGATTTTTGGCAACAATATGGATAATGATTCGCAAGGTTCAAATGGTTCCGGAAAATCTGCTATGTTAGAAGCAATCGCCATTGGGATAACCGGAGAAACTCTTCGTAGAATAAAAATGGATGAGATAATCAATGATGCAGAAGATGAAGCGACCGTTTCCCTTTTGCTCCAGAATAATACTACAGGAGAGTACTTATCTATTAAACGTGTTATCTCCCGTAAAACAGCACAGATAATCAAAGTTTCTATATATGATGATGAAACTGATTGTAACATAAAACATATAGAACAAGCCGGAGTTGCAGATTACAATAAATTTATACTTGAAACACTGGGGCTGACTAAAGATGATGTTTTCTCAAACTTCATTCTTTCTAAGCACAAATATTCGTCATTTCTCTCCAGTTCTGATCGCGAGAAAAAAGAAATCATTAATCGTTTCAGTAATGGTGTAATGGTGGATGAATCTATCGCTGCATTACAAGAGGATATGATACCGATTCAAGAATCATTAAAACAAGCAGAATTGAATGTAGCGAATCATACCGGACGTGTTGAAACATTACAAGAGCAAATCAACACAGCTATTACAGAATCAACAGAGCGTTCACAAAAGAAAGCTGAACGTATAGCAAACTGGAATGAAGCTATTGCCGGGAAAAGAGCTTATATCCGTGAGCAAAATGTTCTCATAAATAAAAGTGACGAGTTACTGGAGCAATATGATAAAACAGATGAAGTATTGCAAAAACTGGAAAACAGTAAAAAAGATACCGGTGCATGTTTTGAAATTATTTCAGAACGTTTTACTTCATGCGCTTTGCCATTACCTAAGGATTTTGCAGCTATATCAATTAAAAATCAGAAAGAATTGGAGGTTGTTACAACAGAATATTCCAATGTACAACAACAGCTGATTCAGCATGAGAAAAAGATTGCAACAGCCAAATCCTCTTATGAGAAGCTGTTAAAACAACATGAGAAGTTTCAAGAAAACTTCAAAAAGAAATCCACCAAAATTGAGAATCAAATAAATGAATTATTGGATTCTATTAAAAAGTTGGATGCCGAGAATAGTAATCTTAGATCACAAAGGACTAAGTTGGAAGCAGATATAGCCAGCCTCCAAAAACAACTTGCCGGAATTATCGTTTGTCCTAAATGTCAACATGAATTCACATTGGCTAATGATATAGATATAAACGAGGTTAAACTAAGATTGCAAGACCGAAATGGAGAGACACAAGACATTCTCCAAAATATTGAGGCTAATGAAAAACGCATTTCAGATATTACAACAAAAGGACGCGAAGCTCGTAAAGAACAGGATGAATTGAATCGCAGTAAAATAGAATGGTCGAATAAGATTACCGAGACTTGTACGGCATTGGATGAATTATCACGTAATACGTCTTATTTAACCAATAAAATGCAAAACCTCCAGCATCAAATGAATACCCTTCAGAAATCCATTGATGATGCGCGTACTAATTTATTTGATGATTCTTATGCAATATTAGATGAAGCTATTAGAAAGCAAGAATACGAAGCAAAGCAGGCCGAGTTGAATATTAACAATGCTAATGGAGCTATTCAGTCATACGAAGAATCTATTCGTGACATCGAAAACTCTTCCGAAACTGACATGATAGAATCTCTCAAAGCCAACAAGAAAAAATATGAGAAAGAATTGGTATTAGCCATTTCTGAAAAAGAAACTATTGAACGGAAATTAAATTCATATAAAGAGCAAGAAGCAACCTTTACTGAATTTAAAACCCATCTGGCTAATACTAAAATTGATGCTCTTAGTCACATAACTAACGAGTTTCTGGAGGCCATTGGTAGTGACATTCGTATTGCATTTTCCGGTTTTACAGTCTTAAAAAGCGGAAAAATCAGAGATAAGATTTCCATTTCTCTTATTCGCGATGGTGTAGATTGTGGCTCTTTTGATAAATTTTCAGAAGGTGAAAAAGCAAGAGTTAATCTGGCTAATATTTTGGCAATGCACAAACTTACCAATGTAAATTGCGATGACGATAAAGGACTAGATCTCCTGATACTTGATGAGATATTAGAAGCCACTGACGAACAAGGGCTTTCCAACATTTTTGATGCCCTCAATCAATTACAGATTACATCTTTGGTAGTCAGTCATGGAAATATAGCTGAAGGCTACCCATACAAGACTGTAGTCAATAAACTTAATGGCGTTTCATACATAGAATGATTAACGAATCAAAAAACATTAAAAATGAGTCAATAAATCAAATTACACGTGATAATGTGCTTGCATTAGATATAGCAGAGCACTGTGGATATTACTCAACCCATGAATCAGGAACATGGAATTTTACCCAAAGAAAAGGCAAAAATGCGATCGAGCAACATAAAATGTTTTATGACACACTGGTTGAATTTATCCAAAAATACAACATCAAATTGATTATCGCCGAAGATGTATGCGTTTCAAAGCATTTCATTGCAGCGCGAAAACTATCCGAATTTAGAGGCATATTATATCTGATATGCGCCCAGCTTGGACTCCCGGAACCAAAATTCATAAACGTTAGCACAGTAAAAAAATGGGCAACCGGTGACGGAAAAGCTGACAAAAAGAAGATGATTGAATATTGCATCAAACGATGGAATATTACACCAGTCGATGACAACATGGCTGATGCAACCCACATCTTCAAATATTATGTAAGAATATACAAACTTTAGACAGAAAATGAGTTACGCAAGAAACATAAGGCGTAGGCAACAAAGAGAAGGCCAGCCCCATTTAATGATGCTAGGAAGCTTGCTAGGAGATTTTTACGAATTCCTTAGTAAACAACCCCAGCCAACAGACAACGAGGTAAGAAGTAATTTTATCTCTAGTAATAATAAGTGGAAGAAGTATTGTGAAGTCCACAAATTGATGAACTCGGATCACTTGTTTGTGCTCAATGTTCAAGAGGCGTGGAAGAGACATACTCAGCAGTTACCACAGAACCCATAATAATAAGTGATGAAGTAGCTGCACGGCGAAAAGCCCTATTTGATAAATACGTAACACCGTACAACCGAATGATATACAAGTTATGTATGCGCTATACTTTTAATCCTTCTGACATAGAAGACAATTACATAGAAGTGCTTACCAACATGTATAAATATATCGAGACATATAATCCAGAGCGTTCTGTACAAACCTGGCTCCATATTGTAACCAAACGATGTGTTTTTGATTTGGATCAACGTAAAAAAAAGCATCAAGACATGTTGAGTGATGATAACGATGTGGAAACATTTTCTTCCAGTGAATCTATTGTAGATTTTGACGAAGTAAGCTCTAACGTAATGGGTATTGACAATTATCAAGAGTTATACAGCGATGATGTTTTAGCTGCATTAAAACAGTTGAAACCACAATACAGAAGCGCACTTTTGTATCAACAGGCAGGATATAAACTCAAAGAAATTGCCGAAATCGAATATCGGAATGGTGCCTTAGAATCTCGCAATATCGAAACTGTCAAAAGTCGATTATTCTTGGCGCGTCAACAACTTCAACAACTATTGACTCGTGATGGAAAAAGAAGAACGACTGACGAAACAGATTAAGACAGTATATACAGAAATAGCCAAGCGTTTGGTAGACCCCTCCTTCTCATTCCCAGAGGGAGGGCAAGCCAAACGCCAACTATCCAAATTTATTGTCAACTTTACTCAAATTTGTGGTGGAGAATTTAATACTTCACGACTTGTAGACTATTGTGTATTCCAGCTTCATAAAAACAGGAATGCCCAATATCAACGTACATTAGCTCCAAAAACATTTGGGACTACCGCTCTTCAAAAATATCTATCAATGTCTTCCAAATCCAAGCAATATCTGGAAGACCAATGGTTATCTGAAGCCAATCTAACCAGAGCCTATCTAAATTCACTAATCTGTAAAAAAGAGCATCCTCAGTCTAAGTATATTTATATGCCATCTGAAGAATGCACTAAGAAACGGAGTATCAACACAGATATTGGGT